TGTGGCTTGTCGTGAAGTATGCGCCGACACACTCCCGACGTGCAACTTTTTGGGGGACACTGGGGGCAAATCGAATTTGAACCCCTGATAATTTTCCAGCCCGTGCGCCTATATGCTATCCGGCGGGATGCACGGCGTGTTTATCCGGCTTTGTAGCCTGTGGGGGGTTTGCCACGGCATCACCGATGGGGAAATATATTTTTGACGCTGTAGGGCGGGCAAGGGACACCCCCCCTGTACCGGTATGTGTATGCAATCTAGCCATATTTTTTGTATTTTTAGGGGTGTGACATTTCTGCAACCGTCGCAACATGCAGGGGAGGCCGATTGCCCAACAAAAAACCCCCACTGGGATCAGTGAGGGGTGTCCAATCTGCAACATTTAGGGTTAACCTATAGGGGGTATTCACTATGGTGTATTACCCGGGAGGCTACTCACCGAGTATACAGGTGAAATTCCGTTTTGTCAACCATAAAATGCACCCCCCCGGTGTGTTTTTTACAGAAATATCCGTAAATCACCCATATTATTTTATTTTTTTTACAAATTAGGGGTTGACTTTCCAGTTTTAACCGTTAAAATATGTAGTAGGGCCACTGTGCAACGGCAAAAGGGAAACAATCCTAGACAATAAAGTCCTTAACTGCCTCACAAGCCTACCCCCATCAAGAGAATCCCATGAATCTACTGCCCCAACAGCGTAAAAAGGCTCCACTTAGCGAGAAACAGGCTAAGTTCCTCGACGAGTTGTTCGACAACGGTGGAAATACGAAGGCTGCAGCCGTAGCTGCGGGCTACGCAGAGGGTTCCGGTAACTGGTTGCGCGAAAGATTGTCCGAAGAGATCATCGAACGCAGCAAACACGTCATGGCAGCACACGCAGTAAAAGCTGTAAACCGTATTGTAGCGACCATAGACGACGATGGCAGCGAACCACGTGCTGAAGTACGGCTACGTGCAGCAGAAGCTCTCCTGAACCGTGTAGGGCTCGGCAAACAAGAAACAATAAACCATAATGTACAAGCTGTACACGGCGTAGTTCTGTTACCGCCGAAGAAGGAGATACAGATCAATGAGTGATAACAACGATCCATTTGAATATAGACCACCACATGAAGCTGCAAAAAGTGCTGAAGTTACAAATGAGGCTTTAGGCAGATATCGTGAGATTAAAAGAGAAGTTGTCAAGGACGAACAAATAAAATCCGCAAAATCTAACCGTGAAAAGCAGCGCAATAGATTGAAAGACGATTACAACAAAGCGTTAGAAGAAGCTAAAGAGTTGGCTACTCAAGCGTTTGGAGCGGGCGTTATCGCACAACGAAAAAGGCCAATGGAGAGAAACGTAACATCGAAAGATATAGCTAGGAAGAAGTAATGAAAGCATACTACAACGGACAACGCAGTCGTCGTCAAAAGGGAACTGAATCGGGAACTCAAGGAGAGAAGAAGAGAGTGTCTCAAGACAATCCACTATACACTGCCCTACGAGATAAAATGCTATTTAAAGACCTGACAGAAGAACAAAAAGATCTGCTTGCTACTGCTGATAAAGGTGTTAGAAAAAGGGTTGCAGGTCAGGTTAGACAAGATCTCGTTGACGAGGGGACGTTTGATCCCGAAACATTCTCATTTAGAAAATAACCGTGCCCAAGAAACTATCTCTAACAGGACCAAGACAGAAGTTGCGTATCCGCCGAAAGGGTCGCCACGCTAAGTCCCCCAACAAACGCTACAAACCGAAGAGTCATTATGGATGAAACTCCCACCGATCCACCCAAGCGCAAACGTGGGCGACCTAAGAAAGACCCAAACGCACCGAAAGCAAACTACAACCTTTCCCGTGCAGAAACAGCCCGCCGTGAGACGCAGAAAAGAATACGCCGTAATAAGAAGAAAGCAGACAAACTAGAAGGACAAGCCAAACGATACCGTCAGGTTGTCCGTGAACAGAAGAGAGCAGCAGCAAATGTCGAAAATGCTATCAACGGTAAGAAATCTCGTGTCATCGATCAAGGCACGATTGACAGCTTGCCTAAATCAGTTAGAGATCTCGTCAATGATTCTGAGGTGGTATTTAAGCCTAACGATGGCCCTCAGTTTGATTTCCTCTCGGCTCCAGAGCAAGATGTCCTCTATGGAGGTGCGGCTGGGGGTGGGAAGTCATTCGCGCTTCTTGCTGATCCTTTACGTTATTGTCATAATACTAATTTTCGCGGCCTTCTGCTCCGCCGCACACTAGACGAACTAACGGAACTTATAGACAAGTCAAAGCAGCTGTATCCGAAAGCGTTCCCCGGTGCAGTGTTCCGTGAATCAAAGTCAACGTGGAACTTCCCCTCTGGGGCAACACTCTGGTTTACCTATCTAGAAAAAGACCGCGACGTTACTCGCTTTCAGGGTCAAGCGTTTGCGTGGATAGGCATCGATGAGATAACACAGTATCCGTCTCCGTATGTGTGGGACTACCTACGTTCTCGTCTTCGTACAACCGATCAGGAACTCATGGGGCAACTCTCCATGCGTTGCACAGCCAACCCCGGTGGGGTAGGTGGCTGGTGGGTCAAGAAGATGTACATCGACGCAGCACCACACAACACGACATATCCAGCGATAGATATAGAGACAGGTAAAGCGTTCGTGTGGCCTGACGGTCACGAGAAGGAAGGACAGCCTCTGTTCTACCGTCGCTTTATCCCCGCACGTCTGACCGACAACCCATATCTCATGGCGGATGGACAGTACGAGGCAATGCTACGCTCCCTCCCAGAGGTTGAGCGCAAGCGGCTCCTCGATGGGGACTGGGACGTTGCCGAAGGTGCAGCGTTCCCAGAGTTCAGCAGGGTGCGCCATGTGGTTGACCCTACAGAGTTGCCAACCAACTGGCCTCGCATCAGAGCCGCTGACTACGGCTACAGTTCTCCGTCGTGTGTCCTGTGGGGCGCAATAGACTGGGACAACAACATCTGGGTCTACCGTGAACTGTACGGCAAAGGAATGACAGGCGAACAACTTGCCAGCCGTATCATGGAGATGGAAGCAGACGATCAGCCTCCACACTACACGGTGCTTGACTCCTCCTGTTGGAACAAGACTGGGCTGGGCCCGTCTATCGCAGAGACAATGATACGGTGTGGTGTGAGGTGGACACCCTCTGACCGGAACCGACTAGCGGGTAAGATGGAAGTTCACCGTCGTCTATCAGACGATCCATACACCAACGAACCACGTATGAAAATATTTAACACCTGTCAAAACACAATCAAACAGCTGGCAGGTATTCCGCTGTCTAAAACGAACAGCGAAGACGTAGACACAAAGGCAGAAGATCACGCCTACGACGCATTAAGATATATGGTAATGACAAGAACATCAGGATACGCAACAATCAATAATCAGCTTCGCGGCATCAAAGACCGGGTGTATCAGCCGATGGATTCGACGTTCGGGTACTAGAGCATGGCAGAGAAACGACTAACATCAGATCAAAAACGTGATCTCACACTGCGAGGTCTTTTCGAGTTTGAGGGCTCTCAGAAAGAAGGCGTACTCTCAGAAACAAAACGTTTTATAAAAGACCTTGAAGGAATTGTGGACCCTGTATCGGGACAGAATGTCTTGGACATGAAAGTTCGAGATATGGATGTTGGTCAAGTTATAGGCGACGTTATTGAGAAGAGCGAGTTTGGTATTAAAGATGCCGAAAATAATCCCGACACACGTGCGCGAAGTCAGGGTTTGATCGTCCGACTTAAAACAATGTTTGGAGGGGCAGGATACTCTACCGACCATGTTAACAGAGAAGTTAAAAACTATTTAGGAGAAGATGCCTACGAAGCAAATACTAAAATGAGTTTGTTTCGGAAGCGTAAAACTGCTCTAGGCTTTCCAGATGATGTTTACCCAAAACTTAAAGGTGTACTACAGGACCCTACCCTACCTCAAGATGCAAAACTTCAGCTTGCTGCACATGTGTTTGGTGGATACAGACCAGCCACTCTAAGCACATTTGATATCAAAAACTTTGATGCTAAGAAGGGAATTGTTTCTGTTTATGATGCTAAATCTAAAACTACAAAAGTAACTGTTCTTAACCCTGTTCTTGTCGATATATTTAAACAAGCATCTGAAGGCCGTACGACTGGGCCAATATTTTTTGATATTAAGAAAAATTCTAAACTGATCAATGACAAGCTGAAGGCTTCTATTGGAGAAGTGTCTTTCTTAAAACCCGGCGGGAATATTGAGAAAGAAGAATTTTCTATATACAAACTTCGTAACATGAATGAGACTTTGCTGGAAGAATCAGGGCTGGGCAAAGAAGATAGGGCGTTTTTAAGTGGTAGAGCACAAGCTACAGAAGCTGCAGGTTACGTAAGTCAAAAAAGTCGTAAACGCAGAGTAGATCAAGCAGGACAAGAAATAGTTGCAAAAATTATAGGGTATTCTGGTGACAGCAGTCCTGCTCAGTTTGGTGAAGATACCGGACTAAAGTTCAGTAATACATCAAAAAAGATACCTATACTGTCCAGTCTTCTACAGGACGAAGATTATGTGAAGACATTGCCAGAGGGTTTTATAGAAAGTCTACCTAGTGAAGGAGGTTTTCTTACAGACAAAGCTGCAGAGGCTGACCCCGAACTAACAGAGCAACGTCGTCAACAAGCCCTAGAAGAAAGCCGTAAAGGTAAAGAGGCTGCCGGACTTGAAGCAGATCAGTTAGCGAGACAACGTCAAGAACTTCTGCTATCACAACCTGAATTGACTAAGCAAGAAGCTGAACGTTTAGCTAGAGAGAAACTAACAAAACAACAAGCATCACAGAAAGTAAGAGAGGACGCTGCGGAACAGGAACGACTCGCAGCCCAAGAAGCTAGATCTCAGAAGAACGCCGGAACACAAGCAGAAGATCCAGAAGTAGTTGCAAAACGTGCTGAAGCTAATAGAACTTACGCTTCGAAAATAGCTGAATATCTCAAGAAAAGTAAAATTATCCCATACATTGGATTTGTGGGAGCAGGTATCGCCGCACAACAAAAAGGTGCTGAAGCGAAAGAAGCGTTTGAAGAGGGTGATTACGGAACTGCTGTCAAACGTGGCGCACAAGCTGTTGAAGAACTCGTTAGCCCTCTGCCAATAACAACAGGTGATCTTGAAGAAATAAGCAAAAAAACTCCAGAACAAGAAAAGTTTTTGAGTGAACAAAGAGCAATACGAGAAGAAAGACTGCAACGTCGAAGTGAACGAGCCCGGTCTCAGCTTAACAAACAAAACGAATTAGACGACCAAATGAATAATTTAATACCACAACCCTAACGGCAAGAATTGGAGTAACATCATGCCAGATAACAACTATAATTACGGCGCAGGATACATCATGGGCCAAGACAAACAATCCGTTGACCAGAATGTTGGAGAAACCCAACTTTATCGTCAAGGTCTTGAGTTTGACATGAAAACTGCATCTACAGTATACACAGAAGACATGCCCAAGAAACAAACAAAGCCTACAGATACAGGCATCATGAGCATGGCTGAAGACAACAGCATTTACGGCGAAAGCGGTAAGTAATTAACCTTTTAACCCTTTGAAGGGCGAAACATGGCAATAGAAGACGACGAGTTCGGAGCCGAACCTGATGTAGTGGAAAACGCTGCAGAGGTTGCTCCGGGGCTGGCAGGACTTATTCAAGAGAGATTCCGTTCGGCAGAGACTGGGCGGTACAACCACGAGCAGAGATGGCTTCAGTCATACAAAAACTTTCGTGGTAACTTCAACGACGGAACAACGCAGTATCGAGACTCCGAACGTTCCAAAGTCTTTCTCAAGATAACAAAAACAAAAGTTCTGGCAGCGTACGGTCAGATAGTTGACATTCTGTTTGCTAACAAGAAGTTTCCTATTCAAATTGAGCCTACGCCTGTGCCAGAGGGTATTGCAGAGTTTGCTCACCTAGAGACTCCTCTAGATCAAGCTATGCAAGCTGATCCCTTCGGGTTTGAGGGAGACGGTAGAGATCTACCTCCCGGAGCAACACAAGCAACAGTTCCCGGAGAAAAAGACTTTCTTGGAGGTTTAGCGAAAGAGTTTGCTAACACACCGATTGCTGAAGGTCCATCTCGATTAGGTGAGCCTCAGATATCTCCAGCACAGGAGACTGCCCGTCGTTTAGAGAAAGTTATCCAAGACCAGCTTCTAGAAACTAACGCTGTTAACGTTTTGCGTTCTGCGATATTTGAGTCTGCTTTGTTTGGAACAGGTATCGTCAAAGGCCCGCTTAATCATAGTAAAACTATTAGCAAATGGGCACGTAATGAGGAAGGTGAACGTGTTTACTCCCCATACGATATGGTATGTCCTCGTATAGAATCTGTATCTGTTTGGGACTTTCACCCTGATCCATCTGCTCTTAGCCTAGACGATGCTGAGTATGTGATTCAACGTCACCGTATGAATCGCCAGCAGATCCGTGCTTTACAAAACAAACCCTATTTTGACAAAGAAGCTCTTGCCGATGTCATAGCCTACGGCCCCAACTACACAGATAAATACTACGAAGATACCGTACGTAACGATGAGAACGACCCCGCATATCAAGACAACCGCTTTGAGGTTTTAGAATATTGGGGCGTGCTCGACGCATACTTTGCCAAAGAGGTAGGCATGGACTTACCCGCTGGTATGGACGATCTTGACCAAGTACAAATCAATGCGTGGATATGCGGCCCCCGTGTTTTACGCTGTGTGTTAAACCCGTTCACTCCGGCTCGTATCCCATATCACGCTGTACCATTTGAGGTTAATCCTTACAACATCTTTGGTGTTGGTGTTGCCGAGAACATGGAAGATGCACAGATGCTCA